GCCTACTACTAGTGATATGACATTAAGTATGGAATTTGAGGTTAACTTAAATGACGTAAATTCAATGAGCGTTTACAAGATACTTAGACAATGGAGCGACTTAATATATAATCCATTAACCGGTGCTATGGGTATTAAAAGTGATTATGTTGGCTCTATGGTTATTTCTATATTTAATAAAAGAGGAGACGTTTTTAGAAGAATTAGAATACCTTCTTGCTTTATTAGCACTGCTATTAATGATATGCAGTTAGATTATGAAAATCCAGCTATTTATACAGTATCAACTTCATGGATATGTGATTACTGGGAAGATTTATTCGTATAGAATTATATTATTTATTAAATACAAGAGGAGACAAATTAATTTGTCTCCTTTTTTGTTTTTTGTTATATAATAAGAAAAAATAAGTTAATAATGGACAATAACATTTCGCCGGAAGAAATACTTAGGAGAAAGGAAATTGCTGGAGGTATAGAATATGATGATCCTCAACAGGTTACAGAAGAACCTAAGGTGATATCACAGGTTCAAGAATTATCAGCTAGACAAGAACAGATACAGCAGCCAATTCAGCAGCCAGCGCAGCAACTACAGAATGATCAGTCTTTATCGTCTTTGGGCAAAGCTCAAAGCGTAAATAGGCCAATATCATTAGAGATGGGATGGAAAAATATTCCTGTTGAAATTTTACCTTCAGAAGGAATGTATTATCCAGAGGGAACTAAAATTGCTATTAGAGCAGCAGAGGTAAGAGAGATCAGACATTTTTCTACTATAGATGAGGATGATAAACTGGATATCGAGGAAAAATTAACTCATATTATAGATAGATGCTCGAGAATGGATTTTCCTGGTGAGGGAGTAGTTTCTTATAAAGACCTTAAACAAGAAGATAGATTCTTTATTATAATGGCTATTCGGGATCTTACTTTCGTAAAAGGTGAGAATTCGATAATACTTAAGCCACATAAAACGTGTAACCAAACTCCTGATTGTCCATTCAATGATGGAATAGAACTTAGAACAGGTGTACTAAGTTCCTATGATTTGGATGAACAAGTAGCTAAGTACTATAATAGAGATACAAGAAGTTTTGTTTTTAATGTTAAAAGAATTGATAAAACAGTAGAACTGTATATTCCTAGTATAGGAGTTACTCAGGAGATAACGTCCTTTATAAGTGAGTGTGCTAAGAAAGGTATTGATATCGATGAGGGATTTTTAAACATAGCTCCTTTCATGTTTAATGAATGGAGGGATCTAAATTTTCAGAGAATACTTTCTAAAATGAGAGAAAGTGATTATTGGACTAAAGAAGAATTTAGCTTATATTTTGAACTTGCAGAAAGAATTAAAATGGGAACAAAGCTAGAGGTAAAACAAAAGTGCCCGTTATGCGGTGATATGGAGATCACCGCTAAAATAACCTTTCCCTACGGGCTCAGATCTCTTTTCGTTATTTCAGATATCTTTAGAGAACTTCTTTGATATTAAATTCAGACTATGGAAGGAACATAGTCTAGACCCAAATTGGGTAGAAAGTATACCTTTCTATGAATACCAGATATGGATAGATAAACTCAATGATGCCATAGAGGTCGAGAACGCAGAGGCCAAAGCACAAAGCGGATTCAAAGAGTTGTTTAGTTTCGGTAAGTAATTTTATTGAAATATATAGATATAATATCCAAATTAAATGGCAGATCCTAATCAAAAATTGTTTTCCCAAATAGCCGATCTAGGCAGGAACATAAACTCTCTAGCTGAGTCTATTAAGAAAAATACGTCCGCTACTGAGTCTCTTGTCTCTGCAACAGATAAATCTGTGAAAAGTGAAAAGGAGTCCGCTACGGCCTCTAATAAGGCTTCTACGACTAATGCTACTGATACTAATAAAGGAGGTGAAGCGATAAAGGATCTTACCAAGATTCTTTCTGGTCTTTTAGGAGAGAAGGGACCTTTGATGGGAAAAATAGCAGAAATGGCTAAGAGTAAAATATTACCCGCTTCAGGTCCAGGTAAACAACTAATTGAACAACCTAAGGATTTTAGTAATATTGCTGGAGGATTAAAGGGCATAATTAAAGCATTCCAAGAGGGAGGGGTTGCTAAGAAGGAGGGTAAATATTTGGTTGGAGAAAATGGTCCGGAAGTTGTCAAGTTACCTAAAGGAGCTGGTGTCATTCCAATCAACGTAAAGGATTTAATTGAGGGTTTAAAAACAGTCCCCGAATTAGCAAATATCATAAAGGATAAGGATAGTGTAGATTTTTACGGTAGCATAAGCAATAGCTCCGTAATCGATAGCAAAGGAAAAGTAATCAGTTTGAATAGACTTTCTGCTGATTACGAAAATAAAGGTGACAATGCTAAAGATAGTGAAACTGCAAATAGAATGAGCAATGCTCAAGGTATAATTGATTCATTAATAGACTTAGGAAGAAATAATATAACTAATGAGGTTAATAAGATTGATGGCGAGACAATGGATCTTGCTACTAAATCTAAGCTTAATTACGAAAAGAGGGACCAACTGGTAGACGACATCTTAAGAGAGGTTGACAAAAATGGAGACTATTACAATACTTTGGCAATTTCTAAAGCTGCACTTTTGGCAACAAAGACAATTTTAGATAAAGAAAAAGAAGGAGAAAAAGGTACTGGTGCTAAAGCAGAGGAATCTTTATCTGGACTACCAGATAATCTAGTAAAAGAAAGCGAAGCAGATCTAAAGAAAGAAGCTGCAGATCTTAAAAAAAGCCAATCTGTCGTAGGTGCTAAAGATGACAAGAAAGAAAAGGGCGGGCTTTTTTCTAAATTCAAAAAGAATAAGGATAATGAAGAAAATGCTAGGAGAGAGAAGAATGAATCTGCTCTTCTTTCGAAAGTAGGTGCAGGAGCAGAGAATGCTCTATTTTCAGCAGCAGGGAATGCAGCAGAAAGCCTAGGTATAGCTAGTCCTTTAGCTAAAAAAGGACTCAATGCACTAAAAGGTGCTATTGATAAAAAAGGCGGACTTGTAAATCTTTTTTCTAAAAAATCTGAATTCAAAACAGAATTGGAAAAAAAATCTACCATTCCTCCAAATGCCAATCCAGCATTAGTTAATGATGTTAAAAAGCTTACACCAGTGGCAAAGAAGGAAGCTGCTAAAACTCAAGAAGCATCAAAGGAAATTAGATCAGAAGAATCCAAAGCAACTCCAACGTCAGCACCTACTTCTGATACTAAAAAAGATAATGATAAAAAATCAGAAGCATCTGAACCAAATAAAAGCGGATTAGGTAGTGATAAGGATATACAGGATATAAAAAATGCACTTACTAGAATGGCAGGACTTTTAGAAGGTACATTAACGGTTTCCCTTTTAGATCAACCATTTAGACCAGATTCTAGAAATTTTTAAAAAAATATCGTAAAATATTTTTTTTTATCGTATAAATTTCTTATGTTTGTAGAAATTACAAACTAATGGAGTTAACTACACTATCGCATTATTCAGGACGAGAAATAGTTTCAGCAGATTTTGATTTTTCCAATCCTGATTTTCTTAATATAAACAATTGGAGTGTCAAAAAAATTGGAAAAACTTTTGACATCTCGTGGGATCATTCAGACTTTATTCAAAAAAGCCCTTTGTACAGAGACGAAAACGGAGACAATATAAAGGCAATGAAAAACGATCTCATCTATTTGCAAATGGCCAAAACATGGGCAAAAAATTCACATTGTAAAAGAATGCAGGTCGGATGTTTAATGGTTAAGGATAAATCTATAATCTCCGACGGGTACAATGGATCTCCTACTGGATTTCCCAATATATGCGAAGACGATAATAATATTACCCTACCCTACGTCCTACATGCTGAAGCAAATGCTATAACCAAACTTGCAAAGAGCACACAGAGTTCTGATGGATCTACGATATACGTAACACTTTCACCCTGTTTTGAGTGTTCCAAGCTGATAATACAATCAGGAATAAAGAGAGTAGTTTTCTCCGAAGTTTACCGAAACCCTGACTCTCTCCCGTTTCTAATAGATGCTGGAATAGAATTATATAAAATTAACCGATTTGACCAAATATAAGTATGCAAAAAGAACCCATAGTAACAAAAGAAATTAAAGAGACAAACATCCAAGCATTGGCAGAATGTTTTATTTTAAAGAAAACAGACAAGTCATTCAGCGATTTATTTAGCAGACTTAAGCCTGGTGTATCTAACCATTGCTTTTTGATCCTAAAGGATGTTGAATTAGCAGATGATGCTTTTATTAATACGATGTCTAAGATATGGCTAAAGATAGATCAGTATGATATGGAGAGAGGTAATTTTTCCACCTGGTGTTATAATATAGCAAGAAATGAATCTCTATTACTTATGAAATCTAGGAAGAGATTAATAGCTCATGAGGATGGAGATTTAGAGTATCTTTCTTCTAGAAACACGATAGGAGATATAGGAGGATTCTATACTATCGAGGACGATCCAACATATGGATTTTTTAGCGAGGAAAATACTATTGACTCTATTTACGAATCAGTTTTGGATGAAATCAGATCTTTACCTGATACCTATAGAGATATAATGATCGATAGAGAAATTAATGGTATGAAATATAAGGACATCTCAGAAAAATATGGTATTAAGAAAAGATCTATCGCTACTAGAATAAGAAGAGCAAGGGGAAAGATCAAAAAAAAGATGGAGGGAAACATTAAGGGGTAATTCATGTATAAAAAATAAAGAAAAAATATGTGGTTAGCTATATTAAAATTTTTTAAGGTTTATAAGGATGTCAAGGTATATCGAGATTATCTTAAAATTATAAAAAAAGAATTTAATAATTCACCAATCTGGACTAGAAAAGGTCTAAGAATAGATTGGTTTGGGCGAATCTATACTGTGGTAAATTTACCGCCAGAGGTTCTATTTTCTGCTGATCTACCAAGAGAAGCAAGACCTTCTTTTGTCGTTAACGAGATAAAACCTATAAACGAATACTTCAAGTCTATAAACATAGTAGAATTAATAACTCTATGGATTGATCCAGTTAAAGGCACCAATGAGGAATCTTATCT